TATCATATGTTAATAATATATAGTATATTTTCTGCCGTCGGTATTTTATTAAAAGAGAGATATGTTTTTAGTTAATGTTTTTCTATATATAAGTATATATAGCTTGTTAAAAACTTTCTGGGTGGGCTATTATAAATGTTATTAGTATTTAATAGTAATAATGTTTATAATGATTTAAATCTTATATTAGATATAATATAAATGAGAGCTATTAATGTGAAGAATAGGGAGCGCAGCGAACTATTTAGCTATTTATATTTATTAGCCAATACGATAGTATAGTATGGTAGAGATCGTATTGGTTTGTTGTGAGCTTTAGCGAACTGAATGTAGAATTCGTTGGAATGAAGGATGTTATCGATGAGCCTGCGAAGAGAAACATCGTTCTTTAGAATTCGTAACAATATATCTAATGCGTTTGTGTGTCTATCAGTATATATCAAGAAAATATATACTGATGTGTGCGAATGGAGTTTACGGAGTGTGGCACGCAATCAATTTTTATATATCGTAACGAAGCCGTTTACGGTTCGTATTAGTATTATATATAGCTTATGTATATAATTATATATAACTATTAATACGAATTATACCAAAGTATTAGAAGTTAGTAAGCGTCTAATAAGTAGGTGGTTTTTGTTTGGGATCCGCCGTTATCTTAGTATTTCATTTACTAGCTAAGGTATTTAAAAGTCCCTTGCGTTTATTTTAGTCGAGTTATTTTATAGCATTTATATATATAATACTATAATAATAACGAAGAGCCATTACTGTTAAGAATGGATATTAGACGAAATTGGGAACGGGCCCCAATAATAGTTATTATATTCTCTTAGAGAATATAAAACGTCAATGGTTCGTCGTGTACGATCCTTTTCGAGTTTCGCAGAAAATTACGTAAGTAAGAGTTTGGAGCATTTGTAAAATGGGCCAACATTTTGTTAGTATTCTCGCTATGTTACACATAGCGAAAAAACAAAAAGACCCCGAATTAATTTCGGGGCCGTTATATATTGTTTCGTAAATTCAAAAGCGATGTAACTACGTTACATCGGTATATTACGTGTCTTTGACACGGAGTTGTTAATAATTTAAAAAAATATTTCAGAAAATAAAAAAGACCCCGAAGGGCCGTTTTTATATAATTATTTTTTTAATGTTCAAAGCGGTGAACTGCGTTCACCGGTATATTACGCATCTTCGATGCCAAGTTATTCAAAAATAAAAAAATATTTTTTATTTAATTCTATTATATATATAATAACCAATAAAAAAACAGCCTCAGATTTTTATGGTCTGGGCTGTTTTGTGTGTGTAAAAACGGAAGCGGTGTAACGTAGTTACACCGGTATATTACTCATGTTTAGCGTAGCGTTAATCAATTTTGTAAAAATAATTAAATATACATTATTAATGCATAATCTAAGACAGGGGTATTTTTTAATAAAAAAAATACAAAAAATTAAAGTCAGATAATATCTGGCTTTTTTTAATTTTGGTGTTGCTTGCAGTATATATAGGAAACAATAAAACATAATATACAGAATGTGTATATTTATGAATACGAGCTTTTTTCAAAAGCGTTCTTCGACCATAGCTTACTCCGAAAAGTTTAAATGAAACGTCGTAAGCGTACTAGTGACGCGGGTTTTTAATAATTTTATTTATATTAAATTATTTAGGGTTAGGAACGATCTATATAAAAATTGCTCCCTTAACAGTTCTTATTCATCTCTTATATATACTATATATATAATAACAAAAGATTATTTTTTTTAATAGTCCGCCGTCTCCTCACGAGCGCCAACAGCAGTTATTTTTATGACAATGTTAGTTTAGACTATATGTATTTTACCTATATAGATTATTTACCTATATAGGTGGCTCCCTTGGGGGATGGGGGGAGTCCGCAACACTCTGTATATGCTGTTATTTTGCCAAATATGACTGTTTTCTCATTTATGGCTATTAAAATATAACGGCACTCTCATTATCTGCTTTTATAGCTAAAAACAGCCTATTTTTATATTTGATGTATTTGGTCCGATGTATTTGGTCCGATGTATTTGGTCCGATGTATTTGGTCCGATGTATTTGGTCCGATGTATTTGGTCATATAATATATTTAATTAATACAATGTATTGCTATATATATCATTAATCTGTTATAGCAACTTTATTAGTATTTAATAGCTGTATATAGTCATATATATAGTTTATTGTTATATTAATAGTTGTAGTATTATGTATTATATATGTATTATGTTATTATATAATATATTAAGATATATAATAAAGAGAAACTATTAAATGGAGAATAGGCGGCGATTTTATATATGGTATTTTATATTAAGTCGTCTATAGACCCGCATATGATTTTTATATATATTATATATTTATCAGTATATGATTAATAGCCGTCTTTAGTATTTTATATATAAGACTAACATTCTTAAGTACGTGCTCCGCACCGAAATCTCCCGTAGTCCTTTTTTAATATTTAGGAATTAATAATGTAATTAATGTTAAGGAATAGTATGAAGAAAAAATTATTTTTAGAAAAAATTATGGATACAGCTTGGCTTATCAAACAATCGACTTCTGGATATAAATTATATAGAAATATTAATGTGCTAGCCATGACTCTTCATGATATTATTGTATATGAAGACGACGATATGAAGATCGATGCTTTTATATATTATGATTATCTATTGTATTTAAGTGAATGAGCATAGCGAATGAACGAATCATTAATTAAGCATATAATTAAAGAAACTGTATTTAATTATAGTCGAACAAATTACGGGCAGTATCGTTTAGATATTAACGTTAAGAAAAATTATATATTAGGTGATTATATTATATATAGAAATAGAAGAATTAAATTTAGTGCCCGCGTATATTATCATTATTATATATATTTAGGAATAGATGAGCGAAACGAGTGTAACGAGTGAATCAATATTTAGTCGATCAAATATATGATCATCATGAATGGATACGATATATTAATCCAAGAAAATTATATTATGATTATGACATAGTCGAAAAATATGGCCTCGACGATATAATCGTATGGCATAGCGAAAGCAGTTATAAATATAGCGCCGAGATATATTTGAGTTATTATATATATTTAATAGTAGCGGAATAAATGAGCGTAGCGAATGAGGAAAGATTATTATAGTTATTTAATTAATAGAATTATCGACGAAGTATGGGTAATAAAAATGAAATACCCAAAGTATAAACCTCAAGAAAATCTTAAGTTTAGTATTGTTACTCTTATGAGTTTTACTATACGTGAAAGTAATGGCGAAAAGATTAACGGTATGATATATTATAGTTATTTATTGTATTTAGGTTGTTTATATGAATAGTGATGTACCATTTATTATTACTGTTAAAGCATCTAATATATATGATAATAATGATAGATATAATCTTATTAATAATATTAAAGATAAAGAACTAATAAATTATATAAGAGAATATATAGTATTCGTAAATGAAGGCGGCGGCGAATATTCCGCTAGGCTATATTATAATTACTATATATATTTAAGTTTAATAGATTGCTATTAAAAAGGAGATATTATGTCTACAAAATTAAAAGGATCTTTATATATAGACGACGATATTAAATTAATATATAAAGATTCTATGTATAAAATTTTTGTCGATGATCATTGTATGAAGTATGAAATATATGATAGCGGAAATGCAGTAACTGGATATATTCGTCTATTTATATTAAATAAAGAAACGAATCATATTAGAATTATTAACAATATTTTCATTGAAATTGATCGTAATAATGATTTTATATATATTGATCGAGATAATATTAGAAATGAATTATATCTCATTCAATTATTAGAATCTGAAGAAATTAAAAAATCGATATATAGTTATATTGATAATATATCAGGATATTAATATGAATCAAACTACAACTTATTTAGAATTTAAAACAGATTTATTTGCTAATACATTTTTTGACGTGATTAAAAAATATCATGACTATGAAGTTTGTTGCGAAGGTAAATTATGGGTGCCGTTTAGCTATTTCACGCATGAAAACAATATCACGTTGAAGTATAGCAATCAACATAACGAAGAATTAACATTAGTCTTAGAAAAAGAAAATGAAAGAATAAATGCTACATCTATCGTTAAAAATAAACATGTCGAAGACGGTACCGATGCCTTTTATTTTATCGACGTTTTCCAAGAAGTAATGTTCGACGCTTATTTTTTAAAGGAGTAGAAAATGAACGAACAATTAATTTTAAAATATCAAAATAATTTTGCCCGCTTGATTCAAGACGAATATTGTCTTGGCGACAAAATGTATAACTTCGAAGATCATGAAGATTTAGACGATTTTGAATTTAAAGATTTTAATTATCATTATATCGATGGTCGTAATTGTAGAATCTTAGACTATGAATGGTATCTTGACCGTAAATGGTCTCATATCTATAAGATTAAAATCGAATTAGAAGACGGAGAAATCCTAGAAAACGTAAGCCCTGACAAGTTATATATCTCTTATGATTCTTATGAAGATTGTCGCAGTTATTTTATTCAAGATGGGTACTATTAATATGATTAATACTGAAGACTTCTGGAAAATTATGTTTAACGAATTGAATAAGACGTCACAAAAAGACTGGAAGAAATTCGTTAAAAAATTCGATAAGAATTTTGATAAAAAACAAAAATTAAAACGGAGAAAGTTAAAATGAAATTCGAATATTCTAAAGAAAAATATATGTACAATAAAATTAAAGATGAACTTCCATTCGATGACGATAGTTATTTATGACGAAGCGATGAATATGGGATCTATGGCTTTGAATTCTATCCGGTCGAAGTACCAGGATCAGACGGTAAATTAGCTCAATGTTTCGGTAAGAATTTAGATTTAGAAACATATGCATCTTATGACTCTATGTATTTAACAAAAAAATCTGCAATCGATTTCGAAATCGACAAGATTATTTTTAAAAATATCGCTAAACGAGAAGAACTTGATTTTATGTATGAATTAATGATGTTAAAACAAAAACATGAATATTAAACTCGAAAGTATTCTAAATAATATACAATATAATATGATCGAGGAATATTGTTCTAATAGTATTATCAATAAGTATAGTGCTAAATATAATATAGTATTTAATAGAGGCGACGAAGATGATTTTTTATTCGTCGATAAAGATTACTATTATTATTATATATATCTATGTGTGTTTAGGATATAAATATGAATCAAAAATTATATCACGAAATAGAAAAGTACATACACCATATAGAATGGTATAGTGATTTCGATATATATTTAATACATTTAAATCTTAATGTCGATATATATCGTTATGGAACGAATGTACTTTTATATAAATATTATTTGTATATAATGATCGAATTATAAAGGAGTATATATATGGATACAATTATTAATATATTAGATTTTATAGGTATTTTAACTATAATATATAGTATTGCTATATATGTGTATATAGATAATATATATAAAGCTGGTGGAAGTATTAAAGATTATATGCCATGGTTTATTCAATTAATAGTTGTATATGTATATTTAATTGTAATACTATATATAGTAAATACTATTAAAGGATGATATATGGAATTAAATTTAATCAAGATCTTAGAAGATATTCAAGATAATATGTCGTGCGGTTATTGTTATCCTAGAAAAATTATAAGTCATTATTATATACATAATAATCTTAAGATAACTGTAGGCGATAATATATTTTATTATGCCGGCGATTATAAGTATTATTATTTTTATATATGGTTAACAATGTACGGAGTATTATAATGAAGCATAAAATAACATTTTCTAAATTTAAAGGATTTGATCGCATCGTCGAATTAGAAAACTTACAAGATGCTATCAATGACTTTATTAGACAAAATAAAGGTCTTAAAGTATGTAACGTTCGTTATGAAGGAGATGCATTAATCGGATATATTAAAGATTTAGACGATTTTGACTACGGTACGATTATTATTAAAGAAGTAGTATCATGATTGAAATAACAAATGAAAAATTATCTGACGCCGTTTTTAAATTTGATAATTATAAGCCTGATGCTCTTGTTCAATATTTAACGTGTGAAAATTTCGAAGAAGAATATCATACATATATGTATACTGATGGTTTATGTTATTACTATTATTATTTATCGTTAATCTTTATCAATAAGCTATAAAAGCGAACATATATCCGCTTTTAAGAATTTATGCATTTTAATAATAATAGTGGAATTTTTTGTCAAAAAAAGTATTTTATGTTATAATGAAAGGTTACGACATGTTGTATATACAATTAAATAAAAAAGATGCTATCTTAAATATGCTTGAGCGACTAAGATTTAGTAGAAGTATTTATTTAAACGGTGCTACTATCGATCGTGTCGGCAATATTCCTGATGATCTTAATGGATATAACGTTGTTAACGTATCGTTTACTTGTAGTTTATTAAAAGTATTAGGTAAAAAATATAGTGAATATCAACGAGTATTTTATGAATGTAGATTTAGTATTAAAGATAATACTATTAGTTATGATAACGATACGGCTGGGAATATTATTAAAGCATTAGTCGATATAATGGTCGACGACTAATAAGGAGAATAATATGACTGAAAAAGAAGCAATTATTATTAAAGAAATATATTTAATAGAAAATGCTCTCGAGATAAAAATGCTTAATACATATCTAAATAAATATTATGGTGGAAAAGCTTTAGAAGAATTACAGCCATTTCAACAAAATAAAATTTTAAGTTGGATGCAATCTTGCGCGGAACGCGAAGAAATGGCATTAGATAATATTAATACATGGGCTTTGCAAAATGGATACTTTTGATAAGAATAAAAAGCTATTAGCAACTATATTAAATAAAGTATTTTGTATATATAACCAAAAGAAATATCGTAAGTATTTTATCGAATCCAACTTCGACGTCAAAGATGTAACTAGGCAATTTATAGTATTTTCTGACACAGGAAATAAATATAGTAGTAATATGTATTATCATTATTATATATATTTAACTATAGTACCAGATTTATTGAAAGAAGAAATACCTGATTTATTAGGAGAATAATATGGTAACTAATAAATTATTAGATAAAGTATTTCTCCCGCTACAAATGAGGATTAGCATCGATATATTTAATGAAGATCTTGAGCGTCTTTTAATGGAAGAAAATGTTAAAAAATTATTTCGTGTATATACTTTAACTAATAAAAATCAAAAGTATAATGATTACTATGGATTTTATCTATATCTAATATTATGTTCTGAAATAGAAAGAATATATTAATGAATAGTAAATATTTAGACAAACTTATCGAATATATGACAATTCAAGCTCAAAGACGTTTTAATGTTAAAAATGTTAACTATGGATCATTATATAATTTAACGAATCCAAAAGTTGTGTTTACATATAAAGTCTATAAAAATAAAGAAGGAGTGCCATATAGTGCCAACATATATTATTGGTATTATTTATGTTTAACAGTATTATGAGTAATAGTTTATTACAATATAAACTTATAGGATTTAATAGAGCTAAAATGAGAGGTAATTCTACATATATATATTTAGATCCTACTATTAATATTCCAAGAATATATAATTTCTATATGAAAAATAGCGAATATTATAAGTTACATTATATATATTTGTATTGGATTAATTTAAATTTGGTTGACAAATATGACTGATAAAATGACAAAAGAATTAAATAAATTTGTTGATTTCGTATGTCAGAATAGACATAAAATTGAATATTTTAGTTTATATTTTGAATTATCATCTATTCCATCGTTTATGTTACATAGCCGAGGCAAGTATAAATATATATACTGGTATTACGTATACAAGTTAATGTTAATAACTAAGATATAATTATGATAAATAAAAAAGTAGAAAAAATTTTACATATTTTTACAGAAGATATGTGCTATCATGACGAAATAGAACCACGCAGCGAATCATATTTAATGTTATACAATACAGACGTTATATTTGATTCACCTGATTGTCCACATTCACATTATTATTATTATAGTTATTATATTTATCTTTTGATGGTTAAAGAAGAAGTACTATATGAAATATAAAATACTGTCATTAAAAATTTATGGAAAAATAAAATGATTAGTAAACAAAAAAGAGCCGTGTCAATAACAGATCGAGGATCTCGCATATATGATCGCTTTGCAAAATACGATATTATATATAATCTTAAAATAATTACTAGATTATCAGCAAAGTGTGTATATAAAGATGAATATTATAAATTTAGTGCTTGTATATATTATAGTTATTATGTAATTTTGCACTTGCTCGATGAAAAAACTAAAAGGAGAGGATAATGGCTTTTAATATTATTAAATATAATAAAGTCAGAGATGACGTATATGTATATATACAAAAAATGCCTGGCATCTATAATAAAAAATTAAGTTTGTATTTCGCATATATGTACAGTATCTTTGACTTCAGATTCCGATATAGTATTTTTAGAAATATCGATGTTCAGGATTATACTAATTTTAGAGCATTAGAAGAAGATGCTAATCCTAAAAATACTGATATATTAAATATACTAAAGAGCAGAAATTATGAAATATAAAATACTATTAAGAAATACGCCAGTCGATGAATATGCTCACGAATTATTTTACGATGCCTTTAATAGTAATTTTAATAGCTCTTTATATATGACATATTGGCTATTTATTTTATATCCAAAAAGTAGCGTATACTTAATTAATAATCTTAAATTAGAAGCGTTAGTATCGATACCTACCCCTCATTATATAGTTATGGAAGAAATCGAAAAACATAATTTGTTAAGTATTATAGAAAGGAATAAAGATGAATCTGTTAAGTGAAACAGAAGACAAACTTAAAGAACTCGATCTTACGTTAGATGATATTTTATTTGTTGCGTGTACTGAATCTGAATACGGTAGCGATTATGTATTTATGAACAAAGATACGTTTATTAAAAACGCTGCATCTGTTAACTACGATAATGGATACGGCAGTCAAGAAATTAAAAACAATCTTACGATTTATACAAGGGATTATATCATTTATCGATTTGAATACGACGGCGCTGAATGTTGGAAATATGTTCCGACAATTACTGGTTTAGACCAATTTTTACAAGACGAAAAGAACTGGAAAGAATTTAAATTCGAATCGAAGGATTATTATAATAATGAAGAACAAATTCCGTTTTAAAATTAATAAATGGGTCAAACTTTCAATCCCGCCAGCATTAATTCCATATTATAAGTGGACAGTATTTGAAAAGCAGAATAAAATTGGTAAAAAGAATTTTAGATTATACCACATTTATTTCTTTTTCTTAGAAAAATATCTATAATAATAACTAAGAGGAGAAATAATTGTGGATTTTTTTGTAGGAAAAATATGAGTGGTACGTATTTTATTACATCGTATGTAGTAAATAATCGAGGTAAGCTATCTCAATTTAAGACATATGAAATAAACAAAGTATTTTCTCGTGCATTTTATTTAGCCTATTATGGTTATATTAATTGCATTTGTAAAAGATATAATATTTGTATATATCCAGATAATGTAATAGGTCAACATTATGATCTAACATTCGAACAGATAGCTTCGATGTATGATATTGTTCATTGTATTAAAAATAAAGAATATAGCAAAAAAATGAATTCTAAAAAACATAAGTGGTTACAAATATTCTAGGAGATATATTATGGGGCATATATTAAAACACAACATCGAAGAAACTGGTCGCATTATTAATAGTATCATGACGATATTGTCTAAGAATTTTTAGGAAAAGCAGGAATTATTATATGAAGTATAGCGATTATTATGATATTTGTAATTTTGCTCAAAAATTTTATGAAGATTATCCAATATTGTTGCCGACAAATAATATTGCTAATATGTGGCGAGCTCAAATAAAAAGGCATAATATTATTAGCGATGAGTTTAATGCTTTATTCTATTATGAATATATAATGTATTTAATTGGGATTCGTTCAAAATGTTTCAAACACAAAAAGAATTAATTAATAATTTATACTATAAAGGTTACAATCCGAATGTAATACTTTGCAATTTAAAACAAGATCGTATTATCCGATTTTGTTTTCGAAACGATCAAATTGCAAGTCCTAAAAATGGTATATACGTAATTAATTTTACATTAGAAGATCGTCGTATACTTACCAAAAGAAAATATAGCATATTTAATTCTAAACAAATGATTGTCAAATTCATTATTGATTGTAAAAATAAGAAAATTAATGAAATAGAATTCCGATATCGAACAGTAAATAATTCTGGTTATATGAAGAATTTTTCAAGTATCGATAATATAAATTATTTATTAGATCAAAATATATTAGTATATCGTAACTATATTATCGGTTTTTTGTTTACTAACTATGTTAAACAGTCAATTGAAGAGTTTAGTAAAAGATTTGAGGTGTAATTATGTTTAAAAAATTTGTCGATGAATTGCGTTGGTATATCGAAACATTACTAAAGGAAATTTAATATGAACTACAAGTTAATATTTAATAAATTAAAAATCGAATATATATGTAATTGTAATGATTTAACTAAAACGATCGATACTATTATTATGAATCATAATACATATATCAAAAACAATCACGACTTAAATTATCAAATATATGGTAATGGTCGTGGTAGTAATATCGAAGTATATTTTAATGGGACGTTACTCGAAATTATCGAGGTATCGAAAGTATGATCAATTGGTTTAATTGGTTGTATTCAATTCAACATTATAGTCCGATGGTTCGTCAAAAATCAGTCGTTAAAGATTATTCGGCAATCTATTCTCTATTAAAAATAGAAGATACACCATTATTGATTACATTCTTTAGAGACTCTAATAGCGTTGATTTACAAATTATGTTTTTTACATATGATCTTAATAGAAAAATTCGTGATTATTCTATTACATTATCAGCTTTTCCAAAAAGCGATAAATTATATTTAGTATATGCTATCGATAATCATTTATTGCATAATATATTTAATAAAGTTATGTGTAAATATTTAATCTATTATATGTTTTTAGAAACTGATAAGGCTCGTCAATTAATAGATCAAGTATTAGAGGACTATAAAAATGAGTAGCTATTATAAAATACCTAAAGAATATTATATATATGATAAAGCTAGTGATTTTGGTAAAGTAATATCGACATATTTTCTATATGAAAATGATATCGAAAATAAAAATCCGGTTGATTTTGCTACAGATTTATATAATATAAAACAAGAATTAGAAGCTTTAGATGATGAACGTACGATTCGCGAATATTTAAAATTAGCAAAGCTATTAAGGGAACTAGGACAATTATGAATTGGAGTACATTTGTCGAAGATTATAATGAATTAACTGCTTTGTCGTTCGATTATTTATATCATTTTGGTAAAGAAGATGAAGATTTAGAAATATTTTTATTTCAGCATCCATATAGAATAAATTGGATTAAATATTATTATACATACGATATAGATTATAATTACATTAATTTTCAGATCGATATAAAAACATCTGGGAAATATATTCGTTCTATTAATGTATATTTGTCAGAAGATAATAAATTAGAGTATCTATTAAGAGAAGATGATTTTTTTAATCGTAAAACATTATCTAATATAAATATTCATAAGACTATATTTTTATGGGTATATTTTTTAATGCTTATAAATGGTTTTAATCATAAATTTGTGAGGTTATAATGAGTTTATTCGATACATCAAATAGTATTGCTTCTATTTTAGAGCGTCATAAAGCTATTAATATCTTAGATGATATTACTGATATGGAAGTATATAACCAAGATTTTAAAATTTATTTTTTAGTTGCTAAAACTATGTTATTATTAAATAATACATTACCTGAAGTATTATGTTTTAGTGTTGAAGATGGTGACGATGTTATATATTTCGATCTATTCGTCGAAAAAGATAACGACGAAGATTATGATCCGGTATTTATTACGACTGAAACCGAAGATAATATTATGAATTATAATGATTCTTTAGAAATATTGTTCCCAGTTTTAATAGAATTAGCTTATTATAAACTAAAGGAACGAATGTTTAATTAATAAGTTAAGTTAGGGCTGTTAATAATTTACCGCCATTTACTTCACGGTTGGGCTCCGCCCCGAAATCTCTTCACACGTTTTCTAATGTGGTTTAGTCAAACGAAAGGAATAATATTATGCAACAAGTAACATTTGAATCTAAAGAACAAGCTAAAGAATTTTTTATTACTTTGGGTGAAAATCTTAAAGCTAGCCAAAATAAAATTTTTGAATTTAGCGGTCAACAATGGAATTTTAATAGCACTCCAGAAGTGACACCTAAATTAATTAGCGCTGTATTAGTATCAGAAAATAATGTATTATATGTAACAGCTAATCTAAGTAACGATACAGTATATGCCGATATTGATTTAGAAGATAATATTTCTGGTTTTGGTTATAGCGAATTAGAAAAATCCGTATTATTATCTAATTTAGTATATTGTATATTAGAAGATTATACTAAATTTATGTTCTGTAAAAATGAACGATAAAACTAGTTTTAATTTGCTTAGTGCAATGTTTTTTAATATAAACTTTTTTCGAGCAAATATACCAAAACTATTAATTGGTGGACGATCTTTTGTATTCGATTTTGGTTATGAAGATGGATCAAATCTTATTATTAAAACTTGCGACGATTACATAAATAAACAAGTCATATATTTTAATACTAACGTGATGCGCGTCGATTCGATGATTCAGTATTCAGAAAAAGAATCCGATATATGTCTTTCAAATTTTATGTATCGTACAGTAATTCCAAGAAAAGCCCATTCTGATTTTGATACGTGCAAAATGTTTAATCAATTTAATTTATATGTACATTATATTATGTTTTCATTTAATTACATGTATTGGAGGTGAATGTATGATTAAATTAGGATTCGGATCTGATAAGGAAACGCAAAACGTATATAATAGTTTAAAAAAATTTGCTGAAAAAGATATGTTTTCAGAATATTCTATTACAGACTTTGAAGAGAATAAGGCTCGTAATTCTTTTAGATTTACGATTTCGTATGATGAAGACTATGTATATTCATATATGGTTTGGTACGAAGCCGGTATTTTAAATATCGAGCCAGAAAAAGAAGATTACGTAGCAGAAGATATAGTATTTATTCTATATCCGATTGCTGAAATATTGTTATAGAAAGGATAGTACATATGTTAGCTATATTATTTGTAATTTTCATGATGATTTGTTTAGCATTAGCCATTGGCGGCACATTAGCCGGCTGGGACAAAAAGGACGAATAACATGGATCAGTTCTTTTTAGACAGTGTGGCATTGATCGGATTTATGCTTATATGGTTTATATTTGCAATAATTGTATATCTTTTACATACTGTATATAGAATATATAAAACAAAAAAAATATCAGATTCATTTGGCTATGTATCTAAAATGCACGCAAGAATGTTTTGTAAATTCCATATAACGACTATGTTATTTTTTGTATTTTGTGCTGTTCTTAAAAGTATAGTCGAATAATATGACGTTACAAGATTTAATAAAAAATGTAAAAAATTATACGCCATTAAATAAAAATGATATCGATCTTTTTAAAAATAATTATTTTACAATTTGTATGTACACACAAACAAATGGTGAAAAATTAAATTTTTATATATCGAATCAGCATGAATTAGAACTATGTTCATTCGTTATAGAAGTAGAAAATAATAATGATATATTTAAATGGATCGATGAAAATAATTGGTTAAAATCATATGTAAATAAAATGCCTAACATGTGTACATATTTAGTATATTCATATATATTTAGTTGTATGATAAAAAATAAATGAAAGTAAAAATAGAAGATAAAACATTCATAAAACGATTCGAAGTTTTTCGAGAAGCTAATAATAATCGATTTACTATGAAGCGAAAAAAATATCGAATCCATCAATATTACACTGACGAAGGATCTAGATACGAAGTATTTAGTCGAGGTAAACAGTATTTTGGATCTTTTAGAATTACTGAAAGTAGTCAGTATATGCATTCTAACGATATTAGCGAAGAAAATATGCTACTAATTATTAAAGGAATAAGCGATACAATACGCTCGTATCGTGTTCCTTTAAAATACGATGGTTATTCTTGTGCATCGTATGTCGAAGAAGCGATGGATCGATTACGTTTTGGCGATACCAATATTCATATTGGATATCATGATGTACAATTTGAAGTTACTAGACTTAATAATCCTGTCGGATATATTAAAACTGAAGCGCGAACAAATGCTATCGATGTATATAATATGCAGATGAAATTACAGTATCAGTATTATGACGATGGCATGTATATTTTTTATCACAAGATATTAGAAAAAGGTAAGGAACATGCTTTAAAAATATATTATAAATTTTTAATAGCTATGTGTAGTTTAATTGAATATCAATATATTATTTGTTTAACAAGTATAGAAAAAATACCGTTTTAAGAGGTGACCATGGAAACATATATTAGAATTACTGACTGGATACTATGTCAACATTTTGAAATGCTAATTAATACACATCGAATAACTGGTAAATTTAATATTTTAGACTTAGATAATGTAACGTGTGAAATCACATACGATAATGCATATCACAGATTAAACCTATTAATTGATGAAGATAATTATTTTATTAGTGCAATATACGATGCTAATGTAAAAACATTATATTGGAATATCGAAAACAATATTTCGTTTGACGACTTTGAAAAAGTATTACAAGAGGCTAAATATGTTCAACCTGTCGTTTGAAACTCTTGAGTTTTTAAAAATCATTCTAGATATTATTCTAGGATGCTTATTAGGATTTTTAATACATGCTGCATTAACTAAATTTGTCGATAAAGTATTTGATGTATATAATAAAGACGGCGAAATTCATTTATTATTTATGATATTGCCGTCTTGTTTTATTGTATTATTACTGTGGGGTATCGTTACATGGATGAGATGAGACTTCAATTAGAAGTACTATATAAAATCTTAATGCTAGATTTTCATAAATTCTATCGTCGCGAAAAAGGATCATATAGCATGACTATTAAAAGAGTAGGCGACGCCGTAATGATTACAGTCGACTGGAACGAAAATAAAGGCTTTGTTAAATTCCAAATTTATTGGAATTCAGAAGAAAAGCATACGAGCTTCAGCTTTAATTTCGATACCGATAAAATCGACGCATTATATATCGTAAAAGATTTATTACAAAAGGAGGAAAATTAATATGGGAATGGTAAATGAAATCACAAATAAGTTAATTGGTATTAAAGGTCGTATGGCGTTCGAACATAAAGACTATATTATTTATATCGATAATTCTAGAAAAAAAGAAGTCGATAGTGGCGATATTCAAATCTTTAAAGATCGTCAACAGATATACGACTTTTCTATTGCATATCCTTCTAAGGAATGTAAATCTAAAGGTATTTACAATAATACAAAAGATAAATTTATCAACAATATTGATCTTGAAAAATTACATGAGATTATTATGACGACAGACCTATGATTTTCTTAAAAGATAAATATCGAATTGTCTTAGATAAAAGAAACGTTACGACAATTCTTATTACAATATTAACAATAGCATTCTTTTTATTTTGTGATATGAATTATGCTACTGATAATGGAAAACTGGCTTTGTATCAAACGCCAATATTAATTATCGTCGTAAGTATAATTACGATCGACATGTTACCTAATAAGGTGAATCCGTTTCATATCGATTGTCTAATGACAGCTAAAGTTGACGAAAAACAAACTGAAGCAGTATTTAATATCTTTAAAAATATAATAAATCTTGTTCTTTGTGAAATTTTATACTATCCTAATATTCTTGAATTACGAATTAAAGATATTAATATCGGTCAATTAAAAAACGTGACGTTAATGATCAGAGCTATTGGTTCTTTTGAATTCGATAAAAGATCTGTCGACTTATTAATTTCAGTATATAATAACGATGTGGTTATTCCGTTAGTATCGATTTCAATGATAATAACATCTAATATACAAGACATATTAGATAGTATAACAGTAACGAAAAATTTAAATCAATGGAAAGATCTTATCGTATTAGCTAAGACAGTAGAATATTATTTGATAAATCATCAATACAAAGGAGCTATTAAAAATGAAGAAAGAGGATTTTAAACAGCTATGCTGGTTATTTCGATTATTTTTAATAGCTATTAATACTGAGCGCTATCAGTCAAATGATTTTAAAATTGGCGAATCTAAATATGCTGTTAGATTAACAGCTGTCGAACATATCCTTCATATCGAATTGTTAAAGAAAAATAATCCGGTCGTTGCTTCGATATCTGGTGTCGAATATTTACCACAGGAATCATTAAGTTATAACTTTAGAACGAACGATATATTAAACGATTATTTTGAATTATTCTTTAATGGCAGTAAGATTATTGAAGAAAATCTTAATATACTGTATAATATATCTTATAATATATGTAATCCTGTAGAAATCATGAAAGGACTAGTTAATAACAATGGTCGGAAGAATAAAATTTACTGGTAAGCTAAGTGCTATTAATAGAATTAATAATGAATTATTGTATACCGATATGTTCGCAGGCAATTGTATCGTTAAAGAAAAAATTCGTTGCGATAATATTTTAATGTTAACAATCGAAACTGATTATGATATTAATTCTGCATATTTAGTTTCGTTAAGCGACAAATATCATGTTAATATCGAATATAGTATTAGCGATCATAGAAATCATATTAAACATAATGGTATTGTCGTATTTGAAAATAATAAAGCCGAAATAATCGAAGAGAAAAAATTTAACTATGATGAATCAAAAGCTTAGTCGACGTGTCTTTGCAGCAGTAAAAAATAGTGTATTAATAACGTCAAAATGCCGATATTATGAATTTAACAATCTTAATATTTCGGCAGCTAAAACAAATGTTAGGCTTACGTCTAAAGATACCAAAGAATCTAAAATGTTTAATAGTATAAAAACGTTAATAGCACTTGTTAATAAATATGACGAATTTAAACAAGCGGGTATGATTATATGGTTATTAGGATATTATAGTTTTATCTTAGATACAAATTTAGACGTAAAAAAACATTTTAAATTATTTAAAGAAGTTCAGATTATATATGCTCAACAACTTAATTTTGGTCCTAATGAAATTCAGACTCAACGACTTAGAGAATCGATGGAACAAATAGCCCATAGACTTAACGAACAGGTTAGCTTTTGGACTGATGTGTATCGAAACTTAAACGAAAGGAATGGTGGTTGATATGAATATTGAAGATTATAAAGAAAAATTTTTAAAAAGACTGAATAAAATGTCAGCAGAAGAATTAACTGCTATTTTTAAAGAAGTATTTGATCTAGAAGAAGAATATCCGTATAAAAATATCGACAAAAGGAATGGTGATCAATGAGCGCGAGTTTGCGTAATTTATTTAAACGCCATCGTCATAACTTTAATCCAGAAAGTTTATTACGTGACTTAAAAAATAATAAAGATAAAAAAAATTTATTCGATAAAATTAAAGAGATGGAGGAGGTCAGAAAAACAGAAGTATTGGAGCCAGAACGTAACAACTATCCACAATGTAAAGTTGATTTAGTAGCACAAGTACAGCAAGAAATCGAAGAAGAAAATACTCCGAATGAACCGGCGGACGATATTCACGTACATGCTGATTGTCCTACTATCGAAATCGATGAGTGGACAACAGAAGATCTAGTACGCACTATTCAAAAAAGTAAAGAAGCTATTAAGCATATATTACAAAATTATGAATTCTGGAATAATATGGTTAAAGAATGCGATCAAGCGCTAGGTGATCTACGGCACTTTGCTGAATTTTACGACGATGCTACGCAAGAAGAAATTAATAAAGTTTACGAATTAATGACTGAATATAGTCGTAAGCGTCGTGTGTATAAAGACCGTGTCGAGATCTTTAAAGATATTTTCGCTAGTAAAGCACGTATGGAAAATATTTATGCGCCGATTAATCAAATGTCGAATAAGTTCAACAAGATGAATATCGAGCGTCAATATTCTCCACGCGTTCTTAAGGACTTGTTTGAGCGTTAGTCACGTTCTACATTATCCTTCGGGGACTTCGTCCCCGTTTTCATTCGGGCTCCGCCCCGAAATCACTTCTGTGTCTTTTATAAGAAGCTATTATTAGATAGCTTCTTTTTTTATTATGAAAAAAAATTATACAAATATTATAAGAAGAATCTGTAAAGACGGCTTGCCTGAAAATTTTTATCATAGTACTTGTAATAATACTAGAATAAGATTGTTTATGCGTGAATGGAAAATACATAAAATATTTGCAAATACATTTGTAATATCTAATTTTAACATATATAACAATATGAATGATTATATTGATTTTGATTATAAAAAATTTCAAATTTATAGACATTCAAATCTTTTTGATACGAGAAAAAATATTACTGATGATAATTCTTATCAGGCAGAATTATTACTTTTATGGTTAGTATATTTTTATTACGCGAGGTATTAAAAATGAAGTATTATCTCGAAGTTGAGAGTGATGTACATCACCCGACAGCAAAAGAAATTGCCGAAATTATCGGTATTTATAATATGAGTGATCAACCTCATGCTATGTTCATACGTGCATACTTAGGACGCAGTCCATTACAGTATTTAGGTCGTAACGGTATGGTCCAAGTATTTAATAATTATCAGGCTATATTAGCCTTAGCTAAGGATATGTACGAATATACTAAACATGAAGGTGTAACTGAAGTATATTATAGTTTAGATGATGGACGCGGATATAATTTAAAATTATTTAGAGGCCGTATTCGTATAGCTATTAACAGATTAGAAGAGATGTGTAAAGGAGTAATTAAAGATGGAACAAAATAATCAAGCACAAATTTGCAGAAAGATTGGAATTATTATTGGCAGTTTGTTAAATATTTGTGTAACGTTAGTATTAGCATTAGTTAAAGCTGTATCTTCTGAAGCTAAAAACGTATCAAAAGGCTTTGACGAAGCAGAAGATGTTAAATCTGTCGAAGAAACTAAGCCTGTCGAAGAAGTTAAAGATGACGAAGTCGATATCGATGCTGAAATTGAACGTCTTATGGCTTTAAAACAAGCCAAAGAAATTAATAAAGAAGATTAATTATGAACTATAAATATAAAGGTTTATCAAATAGCAATAAAATTATTGTCGGACAATTATTTATCGATGACAAAAATAATTATCTTATTAATAGTATTTCAGTCGATCAAAAAACTATAGGTCAATCAACTGGACTTAGGGATAAACATGGTCATGAAATATTTATTAATGACATTATTCATTTTAAAGCAAATTATGGCGATTTTACATTAGAATTAGCTACGGCTACAGTCGGATTCGATGAATTAAATGGACGTCTTGCTGTTAAGATGAATGATAATATATTAGCATTGTGCGATATGAATTATAGCGATGTCGAGTACGAAGTACTTGGAAACATCTGGGAAGGAAAAATTAATGAACAGAAACTTTAAAGCTCGTTGCTTGAAAGATAGATCTTGGAAAATTGGTTTTTATTTGATTAAAAAGAAAGAACCATGTATTAAAGATATTAAAAACGTATGGCCAGTACACGAGCAAACAATTTGTCAAAGTACTGGTTATTTAGATTGTAATAAGAAAGAAATCTTTTTAGACGATTTAGTTAACTTTAGTGCTACTATTAATGGCAGCGAAATTAAGTTAGATAATGCTCAGGTTGTATTCGGTATCCCAGTTGGTAAATTAGTATTAGTCGAAGGTAATGAAGTAATCGATTTTATTAGCGATAGATACGAAAATCCTCATTACGAAGTTGTCGGAAATATTTGGGATGAAATTGCGTTACCAAAGAAGAAGTAATATAATAGGTATATAAGCTTATATTTTTTTAATAAGAAGGTATACCATGAATTATCACAAACTTTTAGAAGACTGTGACTTTATTAAGGTTAAACAAACAGTCGAAATCCGTCCTCATGACGGAAACAAAGGCTTTTTCGAATATGTAAACCATATTTTTAAAAGTGTAAATAACGGTCATCGTTATGGCCCTGCAGTTAAAACTAATATCTTAACTATGTATAATCGTGGCAACTATATTGCTTGCGAAATGGGTGATCAACGTATCGACATCCGTCGAGATAAGATCGTTATTTATGTACCAGGTTTAAAAGCTAGTAATGAAGAAACATATCGTCAATATGCTATTAATAATATTGGCGTATTGAACTATATTTACAATTGTAAAAAATACTAGCTTTTAAATAAATTAATCCTAACAGAGATGTTAGGCCTACACGATAGGATACAATTGGTATAAGCTTTAACTGTGTAGGAAAACTTGTAGCGAAATGTTGCAAGATATTTAAGAGCAATCATCAGTAGCTAAGATGGTTGCTCTTTTTTTATTTTGATGAAAGGAAATTCCATGCGTAACAAAATTATAGTATTTACATTTTTACAATTACTAGCTTTATTTACAATTTCACATGCTTGCGCATGGGATAATCCTAATAAACTAGAAGTAAATACTGAAGTATATGCATTAAAAACTGCTATGATTAGTGCATATATGAATGGTTTTAATGATGGTAAAAATAATTTACCTAAAGATGAAGACTATATTAATGGTGAATATAAAGACTTTTTAAACTTCTATGATGAAGGTTATTATAAAGGCCGTGTATTTGAATATCAACATAGATAATTATGACTAATACTATTAAATGGTTAATGATTATTAGCCAAGCTGTTACTAATTTAATATTTGGATTTACGACGCCAGTCGTTCATGTTTATTTTATGAGTTTAGTCGGCCCGAATATATATAGCTTAGCTAATTTTATCGAGGCAGGATTGGCTGCCGTCGTAAATAGCTTATTAAGCAATCAAAGATATCGTCATTATTTCAAACAATTTGCTTTATATTTTTTAGCTTTAGACAGTATACTATATATAGTTATAATATTCTTAGGTATCGAATATGTTAATATCCGATTCATTGGCTTAGCTATTATTAATAGTTTATTAAATAATATTTGGTTTATTATGCTAAGTGATGTTTTGAATAAAAATATTTCTGGCGATGAATTAACCGATTTTAAAGTACTTCAACGAAGCTGGATGCTTTGGGGTAGTTTAATAGGATCTGGAATCGGTGTTTGGATTAATAATTCTATATCGATAGAATTTGCTTTGGTTTTACAAGCTTTATCGACAGTGTTAATTGCTATTTGTGACGGCTATTCGTTTAAAAAGTTAGAAAGGTCGGCTGATAAATGAGACTATTAATTTTAATTGTTTGCTTTATTTCGTTATTTAGTATATGCGAAGCACGAAGTATTACTAGCTATAATTGTACATATGAAGAACAACAAGAAGCATTAGCCGAATATCATAGTTTTGTAAGTGGTTTTGATGACGGTTTATATAATTATACGACTATTTATTATTCTGACGAAAATTATAAAATGGGTTATCGCTTAGGAAGCGCTCATCGGAGGTGATATTATGAGTTATGAAACATTAGTAACGATCGGCGTAATTTCTTTAGGATTTTTAGGAACGATTTGTTTCGTCGTATATCAAGTATTTGAAACACGACGTATGCGTATTCAATATGAAGGTGGATATACAGAGGCTGAAATTAAAGAAATTTTACATGCCGAAATTGATCCGTTGTTAGAAACTGCTAATAAGAAAGGTTCTAAATGAAATATTGTATCGAAGACGATTATAACGATTTATTAAATTTATTATTTCAAATGCAAAAACAACAAGCTTTTGGTACAGTATATGTTTTAGTTGTTAATGAATTACATATTATCGATACTGAATTAATTGCTTGTAATAATAATATTCAGGTTAAATTTAAGGTATCTGAAGAACCGAAAAAGAAAGCTGAAAAATTCAAAGAATATCAATGTTTTTTGTTTAAATCAGATTTTGATGAAGGTGTATTTAAAATCTTTGTTGAAGATAAACTTAATACAAGTGTCGAATTAGAAATTATCGAATTGCTAACAGAAAAATTATATAGTTATAATACGATTAGAGATATGAAAGGAAATTAACATGGAAGTTAAACTTAACGATAACTTTAAATGGTTTTTAGAAAGTTTATTAAACGAAGGTTTCGATCAATTCTTTATTGATGATATGTATGGTGCTGTATTTACTAAAAATGGTAAAGTTAGACCTATTGATTGTGCTAATTTTATTACGAGCAACTTATATAGTGCTTGCCCTGATTTAGTAGAAAATACTGAATACAACATTAAAGATCTTATTGAAGGAAAACTTACTGATAATAATTTTAAATTTGGTGATAAGATTATCGTTACCATTAATAATACTGAATTAGACGGTGTATTTATTAGAAAAGAAGATCATTGTAGCGTCGTAATGATAAAAAATGCGAAATTACCAGTTCGTGTTACCAATAAAATTATTAAAAAAGTTGAATAATTAATTAATAAAGGTGAAAAAATGAAGGAATTTGTTTTAGATAAACTTAAAGAAGCTATCGATCCTAAGGATCCTAAGAAAGCTTTAAAATATTTAGGCGAAACGATTACTCGTGAGCAAATGTATACGTATATCGTTAATAAAATTATTGATCAAAAAGATAACGAATGTATATATATGCCGATGCCAACTATTTATAATTTATTTATGAGCTTTATTCAAGATATGTGTGATGAACCATATAAGTTATTAAGCGATATTATTCAGGAAAAACCAAATCTTGAAATTAAAAAGCTTAAAGAACTTGAAACTAAAGAAGTTGAAACTGTTGGCCCGGTTGCAAAATATTTGCTTAACAAATTTAATCTTGAAGATTATGATGACTTTAGAAAAAAATATATCGATACAGATTTTGAATATCGTTGGTATCCATTGTTCGTAAAATATATTTTAGAAAAGAATAATGGTACAGCTAAAAAGTTCGAATTATTAAGCCCGTTCTACGCTCCTAAAAATAGTACGAGCGATTACGACCTTTTTGCTCCTGAAGATTTCGAAGTTATCGACGATTATCAATTCGCCGACGAAAGGGACAAATAAAATTTATAATGCGTTTAGTTTATAATAATAGAGTCTATCACATGGTCTATCTAACAGATGCCGTATTAAAAGACGGTATTTATGTTAGTGAAGGCTTATGTGAAGATGGTAAATCTTATATCGTTAATTGGGAGGACAAAGATTTTGATATGGAGTATCCTAGTTCAATTTCTTTAGCATAAACTGAGTAATATATAATTGCCAGTACTGTTAAAATATACATAAGTGTGCTGGTTTTTTAGTATAACGAAAGGAAATAGCATGAGTGCATCCTTTGTAGTATCGATTATCCAGCTACTCATGCTAATGGGTACTTTCATACTTTGTATAGCCTCTATTTTGATAGTGGCTGGAATATTCGATCTTCTTTGTTCTAAAGAAGAAATACGTAAAAAAGAAATTGGGACACAGTTAACATGGAGTATTGTCGCATTTATTGCAACATTATTTTTCATCTACATATTATTCGATACACAAAATTTAATCGAAATTAATATGGTGCCTCAACCTCCATATGGATCGTATCGGTAAAACTATCGATTGTATTTTTGAATTAGTGTTTTTTAGCCTTGGAGATGGTTGAAATCGCTGATTTTCAAGTCGCCCTACGATTTACTATTAATTTTAATAGTAATAGGAAGACGAGTAGAAAGTTAGGAGATCAAACCTATGAAAATTTTAAAAACTGTATTTTTTGCTTTTACGTTAATGCTAGGTATGCTTTGCATGCCTAACGCTAATGCTACTGAATTAACTGCGTATACGCATACAGGTAGCGTTATGGCTAACGGTGAATGGCCATATGAGGGCGCAGTTGCTAGTAACGATTATGCTCTCGGTACAATTTTAAATATTAATGGCTACAATTACGTAGTTGCTGACCGAATGGCACCTGGTATCCATGGAGTTATAGATATCTTTATGAATGACTATGATCGTGCAATTCAATTCGGTCGTCAATACGGCGAAGTATACGTCGTAAGTTAATATAATCGATCCATTTTACGTATTATTACTCTCCCGTTAGTACTGGATACTAATCCAGCACATGTATATTTTTTAATTTTAAATATTTTTAATTGCTGGTTCTCGTCACAGCAAATGTCAATAAATAAGGATAGGTGTATTTCTTATGAATAATTTACTAAAAGATTTGTCAGCATTTGGATATGCCAAAGCTCTCGGCCTTCGGACGAGATTTTTAAGTCGTGAATTTTGGACATCGTTTGCATTTACTGTTATTTTTTTAGCTAGTATGATTGCTTTTGATCAATGCAACAATATGATAATGTTTCACTTAACAGTATTATCTTTACCATATTTAATTGTATTATTTGTATTAAATGCAATCTATCATAATACAGTTATGTATTTACTAAGTAAAGTAAAACGTGTCGATGAAGAAAACGAATTGTATTTAGCTAGTATTGCTGGCTATGCAATTTTAAATAATATTATGAATGCCGTCGGTATTCTATTTAGTATGACCGGATTATTTTATTATTCTGGCTTCGACCAAGGGATTTTAATGAATCCTATTCTATTCGTGTTCATTGTATTCCTTGTGATTTTTAACACATACATCTGTTTAGCAAATATGGTGAACGGATTCAAAGTATATTTAATTACACGTAATCAAGAGGAATAAATAATGGCTATTTTATGGAAAACTACAAAATCTAATAAGACAGCATCGTATAAAGGATATGTGCCGATGCCATCAACAATCGATGAACCGTCATTTGCTGAAAAATGGAAACGATGGCGTACTGGAGATCCTGCTAAGTTTTTAACATATAAAGATTTACAGGAATTAGTATTATATTGTTACAACAAAAATCTTAGTGTAACGACGACAGAATTAGAATTAGTTTTCCATGATAAGCATATTTACGACAAAGAAACGGCAATTAAATATATTAATGAACATATGAATGAATTTGGCTATATCGATGAATATAGCGGACGAGTTATCAATCCTAGTCAAGGAGGTAGCAATACAGGAACTAATAATAGTAACGGCAACGGTAGTTGCAGTTGCTGTTGTTGCTGTAAAAAACCATAATGGACATACATAAAATATATACCGATATTTTAACTAGTTATAATATTTTGACTGTATTTAAAGGCGATGTTAATAAAGAAGACTTAAAAATCATTATTAGTTTATTTTTATTAAGCTATACAAATTTAAGTATTATTAATCGAGATCGCAGTCTTAAAAAAGACGAAAAAGTTGAGAATTTCTTTAACGCTATCGATAAGATTATCGATAAACGATTTGTTAAAGATATTCTTGATCAAGAGATATTAGAATCTATCGTATTAGATTTTAATAAACGTATTAAATATATGAAAGAACATGGACTCGATATCGAAGTCTATGAAGAAATGAAGACGCCTGGCGTCGATTCGATTAAATATATTATCGAATAATTTAAGCTCCCCACGATAAATTTATCGTAGCGGGAGCTTTTTTAATTGGAGGTATAATGCGAAATATAGATTTAATTCGTAACTATAACAAAATCCAAGATATTGTCGCTATTTTTAATAGTATTAAAGTAAGTCGTCGAGCTGTATTCGGCGAAGAAATTATGAAGAAACAAACTATTAATGTGGAATTGGGCAAATTGTTTGTTAAACATAAAATACTTGACGATTATCCAGTCTTTAAAATTCTTGTGAAACTACTTGTTGCATGCTATAATAATCCTGAAGAAACTAATATTTCTGAGCTTAAAATCACAAATGATCTTACAGACGATGAAATTAAAGATATTTACGATGAATTAGATAAACAAATTAAAGATAATCCGGGTATCTTCGCATGAATTTGACAGTTAATCAAATCATGAGCTTAGAAGATCCAGAAGAATATATTCGCGGATTATTCGTAAGACTTTGCATTATCAATTATCGTATTAAACAAAAAGGATTAACTAAAGAAGATCAGTATGAAGTCATGCAATTAATCGAAAGTATTGCTAATACTGTCGGATATAAAGAAGAAATTCTTAATAAATGTATCGATATATTTAGCATTACGATGAATATGCATCATGATTTCTACTTATCTTGGGATTTAGTCGAAGAGTATTTAAAGGATAAAGTAAAGTTATTATGATTTTTCTTAAAGAAAATGTTTTAAAACATGTCGACAAGATGATTGTCGACTTAAACTTTCCAGAACAAATTGGTAGTTTGCAAGAATTAAAAGAAGTTATTACGCAGGCAATTAATTATAGCACAAGTACTGATCGATCAGAACAATTGTATTTTAGCCTAAATGAAAAGCGATTGATATTGTCGATCGATGAACAGAATTTAGGTACGTTCTATTCTGAAGAGTCAGATATGCCAATTATTTGGTCTGAAATCGAAGATTTTGTACCGTCGCCACATGAAGACGATCAGTATATATACGTAAGTACTGTATATGAAACAATCATTATCAGCGATAAATTAAAACCATTATTAGTCGGTTTGTTTTTAGATATTAGTTCAGTGTTACCAGTTAATTATATTAGGAGTTTTAAACATGAATGTAAATAAAGCTATTAAAGAAATTAATAATGCACTGACTAATACGGTCGTAGAAATCTATGGCGACAGTGGATCTGGCAAAAGTTATATTGCCGATAAAGTTGCCGAGACGAAAGATTTTGCTTTGCTAATCGATAGTCTTATGCAACGTACAGAAGGTCAGTATTATATTATTCAATCCAACAAATTGGAAGATGCCGAAGAATTAATTAAAGATTTTGACTTAATCGTAATCGATGACTTCTTCCAGTTATCTGGTGATCCTCGGGATAATATTTACAAATTACAAGAATGGGTGTATAATAATAGAAAATTATCTATTATTTTAATTAATCAGATTCGTGCGAATTTTAATGAACGACGTCCAGAAAAATTTGTTCCGTATGCTGATTATTTGTTACAACGTTACGCCGATCGACGATTCTTTACAGAATTTAAAGATGGCGAATATGTAATTACACAAGTTAAATGAGGTGCATCTATGATCATTGTAATTTCTGGCCCGAGTGGCAGTGGCAAAAGTACGCTTGCCGGTTTATTCGAAGTTAAAGGTTTTAAACGTATCGTAACTTCGACTGATCGTGATCGTCGATTAAACGATCCAGAAGGTCAATATTATTTCGTTCCGAAAGAAGAATGGAACGACGACGATTATATTTGTGTTACTAATTATGGTGGCAATAAATATGGTATCGATAAAGGTTATTTCGACGAAATTAATAAAAACTTAAATTATATTGTCGTATTAGATGAAGCTGGTTTAAAAGAACTTAAAAAATACTACAACAATGTATATGGTTTCTATTTAAACGTAGTCGAAAAAACATGTCGTGAACGTATGGCTCAACGTGGTGATGCTGCTGATAATATTGAGAAAAGAATTGCTTATGATAAAGAGCATCATCGTTTCAATTATTTAATTGATGACGACGATTTATATGATCAAGCATTCTTTGGCGAAGATCATCCATCTATGATCATGCGTCAAATCATGGATTACTTTAATAATAATCCAGATAGCGAAGAAACGATCGACGAAGGCGAAGAGATTCTCGCTATGCTACATAAACAAAAATAAATATAATATATAAAGCCCCTTTTATAGGGGCTATTTTTAATATGGAGGAAAAATGGCATATTCTAATAAAATCGAACAGGCTGCTGTAATTTTATTCGAAGAACGTGACGATCGTAATAAATTAAGTTTACGTATTCGCGATCTATGTAATATGGATTGGTCTACCGAAACATTTACGTCATTCTCTGCTATGTGTGCTATCGAGATGGCTAAGAAACATTATTGGGCTAAAGAATGGTCTAATATGAATTCATTGCATATGGCACGTATCTGGTGTCTTTTAAATGCCGATGGCGATTCTTTACGAGAACGTATCGATAATGCTGGCTTTACTGGTCAGAAGATTAACGAAATGATTATCGAAGGTGGCGGAACATTAAGAAAACAAAAGTTTGATCAAGCTATTCGTTATAGCGAATGTTTTACCGATGCTGAAATTAAGCTTTTAGAAGCTATTAATAATAAGACTAAGAATAAACGTTTAGCATCGATGCGCGAAAAAATTACGCCAGAACATCGTGAGTTGGCAACGAAACATCGTTTAGAGTCTGCTAAATATAATAAACGTAAAAAAGCTGCTAGTAAGATTTTAAAAGAAACAGCTAAGACTGTTAAAGAAGTTAAGAAACCAGCTCCACGATACGTTACGTATAAATGTATCGTTATCGATAGTAAAAAAAGTAAATTTGACAATATTGTCAATGCAATTAAATTAATTTTGAGTGGTAATTTTAAGGAAGTAAAGGAAGAAGTCCGTGAGTGTAATTAAAGATAATGACGGTGTTCGCATCGGTATTTTTGATAAAATGCTCGAAGAACGAGTATTATTTATCGTCGGAGAAATCAACGACGAATTAGCAAATTCTATCGTTGCCCATCTATTATATCTTAATAGCAAAGATAGCCGTAAACCAATTACATTGTATATTAATAGTCCTGGCGGTGTAATTACTTCCGGATTTGCTATCTACGATACGATGAAATTAGTTAAAGCACCAGTTCATACTATCGGTTATGGTATGTGTGCGAGTATGGCTAGTTTTCTATTAAGTATGGGCGATAAACGTAGTGTATTGCCTAATACATGTGTAATGATCCATCAGCCATTGGGTGGCGCACAAGGTCAACAAACTGAAATTGAAATTACTTATAAACGAATTACGTCTCTTCGTGAAAAACTAGAAAAGATGTATGCCGAAAAATCTAACGGCAAATCTTCTTATGAACAAATTCATGAAGCTTGTGAACGTGATAATTATCTCGATGCTAAAGAAGCATTAGATATGGGTTTAGTCGATGAAATTATCGGAGGTGACGAAGAATAATGAAATGTTCATTCTGTGGTAAAGATATTAACGATAATGAAAATAATCGAGTGACCTTTAGTTCTTCCGTAGACGAAAATATTTTCATCTGTCAAGATTGCGTTGAAAATATGAGTATTCAGCTAGTTGAAGATAATCCAGAATTAGATTTTGGTGTAAATCTCGAGAAAGATTTTGGTCTCGAAGACACACCAAAATCAAAGGTTAAAAAATCTAAGTTATTACCTTCACAAATTAAAGAATATTTAGATGAAAGTGTCATTAATCAAGATTATGCTAAGAAAATTTTAAGTGTAGCTGTTACTAATCATACTAAACTGTTAGAATATAATGCTATAAAAAAAGAAAAAACTGGAGTCGATGTAGAAAAAGGATGCGTTCTTATGATTGGCTCGAGTGGTGTCGGCAAAACGTTTTTAATTAAACAAATTTCAAAAAAATTAAAACGTCCATGTGTAATTGTCGATGCAAGTAGTCTCACCAAATCGGGGTTGACATAACAAGCCCTCTCTGATGAAAATACGAATAAATCAGAGTAATTAAAGTAATCAAAATCGGTGAAAAGCCCATGTGGAAAATACCGAGGTAATCAAAAAATTTTAAAAGATTTTTGACACCGTAACGCGTAGGAATTGAACCTTAATAATAAGAATAAAATATTCCCAAGAGTGATTGCTTCAGTTCGTATACTATTTGTACTGAAAAAATGTACGCTGAACTTACAGGTAACTGTAAGAGCTATAGGATAAAAAGCCTATAGGATAACAAATTGTTGTTGGTGAAGATGTAAATAGTATTATTGGCAGACTGTATCGTGAAGCTGGTGAAGATATTTCTAAGGCTGAACAAGGTATTGTATACATCGATGAGATCGATAAGATTGCTGCTCGTGATCCTGAAAATGCAGGTGCTCAAGGTAGCGATATCGGTGGCCGTGATGTGCAGTATGAATTATTAAAACTTGTCGAAGGTGGCAAAGTAGCTATTAAGACAGGCGGTATGTTAGGTCAAGGTTCAACAGTCGAAATCGATACAACAAATATATTGTTTATTTGTGGCGGTGCATTTACCGGTATCGAAAAGAAAATTGCTGAACGTCTAAATAAATCTGTCGATAATGGTTTCGGCTTTACAAATGTAAAGTCCGAAAACGAAATTCAGGATGAAATTACATATAATGGTTTAATCGATAATATCTTACCAGAAGATTTAAGTAACTTCGGTATTATTCCAGAATTATTAGGTCGATTACCAGTAATTTGTCCGTTAAAAGAATTAAGTATCGAAGATTTAGAAAATATTTTAACGCAACCTAAGCATGCTATCTTCAAACAATTAAAAGAATTAGTAAGTATGTATGGCGTCGAATTAGAATTTGATGACGATACGATTCATACGATTGCCAAATTAGCATATGAACGTAAGACTGGTGCTCGTGCACTACGTAGTGTATGCGAAGCATTAGTCGATGATAAGATTTTCGAAATCACTCCGAAGACTAAGAAAATTAAAATTACCAAGGAAGATGTCGAAAAGAAATTTGAATATTATTTAAAGAAGGAGGAAAATGAATAGATGTACGATTTGGTATCTCTTACTGAAGCAGCTTTAATTACAGCTATCGATAAATTAGCTAATAATGCTGATAAATTAACAGTCGACGAAATTAGATTGCTTCATGAAATGTATATTGCTGGTACTATCGAAAAACTTCAACAAAAATTTGAAGCTGCTGAAAAAGATGCTCAAGAATTCTTAGCTAAAGAAGAAGCTAACGAAGCCACTGTGTCGGAAATCGTAACGGCTAAAGAAGAAGTTAAAGAAGAAAAACCTAAAGCCAAGCGTGGTCGTCCTAAAGTTAAAGCTAAAGAAGAAGATGTACTAGTAACAGATTTCGAAGGCAACGTATTGCCTCCAGAAAAATTAGCTAAAGGTAGCGAAGATAAAGTTCATGATGAAGAACCAGCTTTCGTACCCAGTAAAGCAGAAGTTAAACCTGAAGTTGTTGTCGAAGAAGCTTCTGCAACTGAAGAAGCAACAAAACCTTTAGAGTTTAACGAAGCTCAATTAGATTGTTATGTATCTGAATTTAAACGTGAAGAAACATTTGAATCTAATCCAGAAGCAAAAGCTAAACTTACGCCTCAACGTAAGAAAATTAATGCTTTCGTAAAAGAAGCCGAAGGCAATAAAGCAGTATTACGTAAATATTTCGATGAAATTTTAGACGATGCCGATAAAGGTATGTCTTTCAAAGAAATTACGCCTTTCTATGTCGACAATTTAGCACATTATTTAACGTTGCGCGAAGAATTAGCACGTTATAATGAAGATCAAATTGTCGAAAAGATGAAAGAAATTTCTGGCGGAGTATTGCACGATATTTCTCAATTGAATCGTTACAATATCGAAGCCATTTTAACAGTTCTTAAAGCATAATATATGCTTAAGATATATTTTAAATAATTTTATTTAAGAAAAGGAGACTATTTATTATGTCTATGAACAAATTGATTCTACAAGGTCGTATTCCTACAAGTGAAAAATTCCGTTTTGATGTGCGTTTTGGCGATGGTGAAAATGAACGTTCTTTTGCTAATTTCCAAATGTCTGTACGTCGTAACTGGAAACCAAAAGACGAACAATACTATCCAGAAGATATCTTTAATGTCGTAGCTTATGGTCCTAATGCTGATGTCATTGGTAAACACGTAAAACGTGGCGAAGAATTCTTGATTGCTTGTCATTTACAAAATAGAACATACGAAGACAAAAATGGTAACACTGTATATACTAATGATATTATTGTCGACGAATTCTATTTTGAAGATCATCGCTCTGGTAGCAATAGCGAATCTAATTTCGATAATTTCAACGATGCACCAGCTAATAAGACAACAGAAGATGACGACGACGTTCTCGATATCTAATTGTTAAGTTAGCCATCGTATGATATAATTATAGTGGGTATACACAGTGTATGCCCACTATTTTTATTATATTTGTGAGGTGCGCTTATGAATCAATTAGAGCATATCGATTCCCAGATACAAGACTGGGAGAAATTTTTTAAATTAGATAATGAACTTAGAAGTAATCTAAATCAAATTTCAGAATATGTCGGCGAAAAACTTGCTAAAGGTAAATTTGGTGAACCTATTCAGGTTGAATTCGACGATAAAATATTCCAATTTGTATTTAGAGTCGGTACTTCTGGTTTACGTGGTCGTGTCGATTCTTATATCGCTAGTAGTAAATTATTAATTAAACCTAGAGGATTTAAGGCACAAGTCGATTTTAATCAAGACGTATCATTAGCCGAGACGATTGGCGAAACGGCTCGAGGTATTTTGTATCGTTATTATGACTTAATCGACGATGAAGATCACGTATATTAGAGGTGTATATGATATTTAAAAATATGATGTGCGGTCTTCGTAATTATTTTAAAAGTACTTATAATAATAATGTCGACGCACAATATTTAAGTATTTTAACTAATATTATTGCTAATGGTGTTCGCAAAGAAAATCGTACAGGTACTGCTGCGTATAGTATTCCACATCAGCGTATGTCTTTTGATTTATCAAAAGAATTTCCATTGTTAACCAGTAAATTTGTCGGCCTTAAAACAGCGACGAAAGAAATGTTGTGGATCTGGCAAGATAAATCTAACGACGTTAATTTGTTAAATAAAAAATACGGCGTTAAGATTTGGGACGAGTGGAAACGTACTGACGGTACTATCGGTAAAGCGTATGGGTATCAGTTAGCAAAACAATATAAGTATTTTGACGTTAATGCTGAAAACGCCTTTAAACTTAAAAAAGAAGGCAAAATTAGTGATTATCGCGTCGGTAAAAATGGCGAAATCTATATGGACCAAGTCGATAAATTAATTTACGATTTACATTATAATCGTGATAGTCGACGTATGGTCGTTAGTTTGTGGAATGTTGAAGATCTTAACGATATGGCATTACAACCATGTGCATTTTTAACGGAATGGAATGTTACCGATGGCAAATTGCATTGCTTGTTGAACGTTCGTAGCCAAGATTTTTGCGTTGGAAATCCCTATAATATTGCACAATATGCTATGTTAGTATTAGTATTAGCTAAAACTAGCGGATTGAAACCTGGTAAATTTACCGTTATGATTAATGATTGTCATGTATATGAAAATCATTTAAAAGGTGCTGTTCAGCAATTAGCTAATAAGACATATGTATTACCAAAAGTAACGTTAAAAGAAGGCTTCGACAGTTTTTATGAGTTCGATGCTGACTGTTTTGAAGTTAAAGATTATAAACATAGTGGCAAAATCGAATTTGAGGTTGCCGTATGATTAATATGATTGTTTGTAAAAACAACTTTGACTATATCGGTAAAGATAATAAAATGCTATATCATATTCCGAAGGATTTAGCATTTTTTAAACGCAAAACCGTTAACCATGTAATCATAATGGGTCGTAAAACATTTGAAAGCTTACCTGGCTTATTACCTAACCGTGAACATTGGGTCATTACCAGAGATTCGAGTTTTAATAAAACTCGTTCATTTAATAGTATCGATGACGTTCTAGAGGCCATCGATCCGAATGTAGACTATTATATTATTGGTGGCGGTGAAATATATAAACAATTTATACCGTATGCCGACTGTTTATATATAACAGAAGTCGACGATTTTAAAGTAGGAGACGTTAGATTTCCGTCAATCGATATGACAAAATGGAATTTGTCTGTTTCGCGTACCGATGTCGATAAAAAATCTAACTTAACCTTACGATTTAAGAAATATTTACGAAAGGGCTAAACCTTGTGAATAATTTCATTAATATTGCCGGAACGCTGTGTGATATTAAAAAATCTCATACAGAACGTTCTGGTCAAGATATATATTCTGCTAACATTAGTATGAATATTGAAAAGAAACATATTAAAGTACCTGTTCAATTTAAAGATAATGTGAAACAGGTATATAATTTAAAAGAAGATTCACACGTAAATTTGTACGGTGAATTACGAACAAAAAATCTTAAACAAGATAATGATAAAAGCAAATTAAGCGTATTTGCTTTCATTACACAAGGCAATCGACAAGTTAATAATTATAACGAAGTCGTATTAACTGGTTTTATTTGTAAGAAAAGTAAAATCATTAATAAAAAGAGTCATAATATCTGTAGCGTGATCATTGCTGTTAAACGTAATAACGATACAGTTCATGACTTCATTCCTTGTGTTGGTCATAATTTAAATGCTAATTTATTAAGACACTAAAATAATACCTGTGATTTTAATCATAAGATACATTTTAGTAAAATAGTAAGTCTATTGGGAAACTAATAGATAGTGACGTTTTTATACGTCCAACAAAGACACTGAATTGCTGGAAAATCCTAAAGCTTGAATAACTACAACGTAAATTCTTAATGAGAATTAAGCGTGAATGCAGCGAAAGCAGAAAAAATATTCAAGATAGTATATGGTTAAATCCTAAGTACTAAAATAATGGACAATCAGCAGCCAAGCCCGCAAGGGAAGGTTCAACGACTAGACCTCGTGAGGGTCGTACATTACAAGTCTATAATGGTAGTGGAAGTGGTGTCGCCTAAGTCGCATTAGCGATATGGATAAGATATAGTCTGTGCTTGTATGAAAATACAAGATGCGCGTAGTGGCGCTGGTTAGGAAGTGACGATCCTAGCTGAACGAGATCTCTAATTGATTTTAAAGATATGGTTCTAAAATGTCCTGAAAAAGTTTTGCTGAAAAGTTGCATTTTTAGCAAAAATATATTATAATGATCTCGTAATATAATATTAGAAAGCGAGGTGATTATAATGTATCTAACAATAAAACAACAAGTAAAACATTTAACTAAAGAAGAATATAATATTTTAAGAGAATTATGTAAAATAGCTAAAAATTTAACTAATCAAGCAATATATAATATTCGACAATATTATTTTCAAGAAAAACAATATCTACGATATGAATCTAATTATCATGAAATGAAATATCTTGAAAATTATAAATTATTAAATGCTGATATTTCTCAACAAACTCTTAAAAATGTTGACCAAATGTTTAAATCATTTTTTGCTTTAATTAAATTAGCAAAACAAGGCAAATATAACTTTAAGCATATTAGATTACCTAACTATTTACCTAAAAATAGTTATTCAAATTTGATTATTGGTCAAGTTAGAATTAAAGATGATAATATTTTAATGATCCCATATTCTAATACTTTTAAGAAAAAATATAAAGTTAATAGAATTAACATAAAAATTCCTCAAGTATTAGAAAATAAAGAAATAAAGCAAATTCAAATTATTCCTAAATTTAATGCTAGGTTCTTCGAGATTCAATATACCTATGAAATTCAAGAAGAAAATATAAAATTAAATACTAACAATGCACTAGCTATTGATTTAGGTATTAATAATTTGTGTACTTGCATAACAAACACAGGTAAATCTTTTATTATTGATGGAAAAAAGTTAAAATCTATTAATCAATTTTTTAATAAACAAAATGCAAAATTACGGTCTATAAAAGATAAACAAAATATTCTTAGACAAACAAAACAACAATTCTTAATTTCCAGAAAAAGAAAAAATAGAATTGATGATTATATCAACAAAACTTGTCGATATGTTATTAATTATTGCTTGTCTAATAATATTGGTACTTTAGTTGTTGGTTATAACCAATCATTTCAATGTAAAGCTAACTTAGGTAAAAGAAATAATCAAATTTTTACTCAATTACCGTTTGGTAAGATTCGAGAAAAATTAGAATATTTGTGTAAACGATATAATATTAATTATATTTTACAAGAAGAATCTTATACGTCTAAAGCTAGTTTCTTTGATAATGATGAGTTGCCTATTTATAATGCGGATAATCCACAAACTTACGAGTTTAGTGGTAAACGTATTAAAAGAGGCTTATATCAAACTAAAAATAACTATCTTTTTAATGCAGATTGTAACGGAGCATTAAATATTCTTCGTAAAAGTAGCGTTGTAGATCTTAGTATCTTATACGGTAGAGGCGCTCTGGACACGCCTAAAAGAATAAGGATCTTTTAGATCAAACTTCTTAATAAAATAACTTTATGTTATTTTTAGAACCATGTGACTTTAGTCATGTGAGGTTCAGTTCGAGATATGAAATTACGAACTAATATTAAAGTTATCGGTAAATTTGTTAATCGCGAATATTATGATCATAAGGAACAATGTACGAAAACGACATACGAAGTTCTCGTAAGAGATATTCAGGTGTTACCATGATCAATCTTCGTAAACCGATCGTACGATTCGAAAAAGATTCGTTATATCGTGTAACAAAAGAACCCGATACATATCTTAAAATAGAAAATCGTGTATATTATTTTTACACACGATTAAACAATTATTTAAACTATAATATGCATATGCGATATCTAATCGTTACTAAGCAAGGCTGGTATAAAGTAGTTAATGGCGAGATGTTCGACATTAAACGAAAACAAAAAATCATCACATTATCTGATAATGATGATGAAATTGTGGCAATCGAACCATTATACTCAAATTTATTCTACGTCGTCACGACACATAATAAAATTCTTTTAGTCGATATCGAATTTAAGCCAATGAACTTACGTACGACACGTGAAAGTTCTGGCAAAAAGAATCTTGTTAAACTAAGTAACGGCGAAGAAATTAAATTAGTTCTTAATCGTTTCTATGAACAAGAACTTAATAGCCTGCTTATTATTAACGATCGTGGAGAAATTAAGATTATCGACGATGCCCCACATCGAAGAAAAGGTAATTTGCCGAAACCTATCTCCAAAGATATCCCTATTAAATTGATTGTTCCTTTAAATAAGTTAAATAATTCGATTATTGGTATCGACAATTATATATATTTATTAAACGAATATGATTTTAAAGATTACGTTAAAAAATATAACGGAATGTTTAAAAAATATCCTAAATTTAAAGGAAAAGTATTTACTAATTATGAATTAGTTAAAGGTATAACATATTAATGGATACAGCTAATTTAGAAACGTCTTTGGCTTCGTATGTCGGTATGTTCTCTCAGACATTACAGGGAACAAATACCGAAAAGAATCAAGCTATTATTAGCACTTTTTTAAAAGTAATTAATAATTTAATGATTGCCGAAGACGTACAAAAAGATGTTGCTATTAAACCTATTATTATGTTAGTATTAGAGTACTTAGTAGACTATAATAATTTACTTGCCAAAAATGGCAAAGCCGATCAAGATGTAGCTACGGCAATTAAAGTACTTAATACTATTTCAAATAGACAATAGGAGGGTTTATATGGCAAGAAAAAAAGCAGAAGTCATTGTCGAAGATAAGGCTAAAGTAACTGATGCAGAACGCAGAAAACGTATCGAATTAGTTATGGCAAATCTTCGTAAGAAAAACGATGGCATTGTTGTTGGTAAATTAACAGATCCTGAAGTAAAAGAACAACTTCATTTTGAATTCATTCCGACACCATCGATTAATTTTAATTCTGCGACTGGCGGAGGTATTCCTAAAGGTAATGTTTGTATAATTGCAGGTGCCGAGGATTCCGGAAAGACATCATTGATTCTTGAAACTATTGGTAAGATGCATCGAGAAAATCCAGAAGGTCATTTTGCCTTATGGCTTGAAAGCGAAGCATCGTTGAACCTAGATTACATGGTAAATCAATTTGGCATCGATCCAGAACGATTTTTCTTTATTCAGTTCGATCGAAATCATTCGGCCGAACAATGTTTAGATCAAGCCGAATCACTATTGCAAACTGGCGTATTCGATTTATTCTGTATTAATACATTAAAAGCATTGATTCCAGAATCAGAAATGAATAAGTCGATGGAACAAGTTAATGTCGGTGCCGCTGCTCGAATGAATAGTCGTGCAATGGGCAAATTTGTACCGCTAATCAAACAGTATAAAACAGCAATGGTATTAATTCAACACTTAACGACTAATATCGGTGGCTTTAGTATGTATGGCGACAATTTGATTCTAGCTGGTGGTCGTGCTATTCGTACGGCTAGTATACTAACTGTCGAAATGCGTAAGGCTAGTATATTGGATACCGATCCTATCGGCAAAGAAGACGGTATTAAAATTAATTGTAAGATTACTAAAAACCATTGTATTCCGAGAGAATTTCCGTATCGTAAATTTACGTACTATGCAATCTTCGGTGAAGGTATCGAACAAATTCTTAGTACTCTCGATGAATTAATCGATTTAGGTATTATTCATAAAGCTGGTGCCTGGATGCAACAACTCGATTCAGAAACTGGAGAAATTGTTGACAAATGGAATGGTCGTAATGCCTTCAGAGAAGACATGAAAGCTAATCCTGACAAGCTTGAAAAGCTTAAATCTTTAATTCATGGTAGCTTCGAAACTCTTAGCGAAGAAGAAGTTGTCGAAATTAAAGAACAAGAAAAATTAGCCGAAGAAGCTGAAGAGGCTACTAATGGCTAATTGTTTATTCGGAGACGAATGGTATACATGTCTTACGATTACGGGAAGTAAATGTACAGAATGTATTAAACATGACTCTGAATTAAGTAAGAAAAAATTAAAACAAACTAAATTTAAAGCCCGTCCGGACAAACGGATGGGCTCTAAGTTTGAGTTGAAGAATCATAATGCTAACGAAGCTTTAGTTAATGATGTCGTTAATAGAATGACTCCTAATAGTGGAGCTGGTAAGATAAAGGGCGATCAAGAAATTAAGGGTATTATTAACGTTAGCGAAGAATTAAAAACTCAAGTAGCTGAAAAAGCTCGCGGAAAGAAAACATTTACGATCCATAAAGAATGGCTCGATAAATTAAAGCGAGAATCTCAGGATCGAGAATTTTATTACTTGAAGTTTTGTTTTCACGAAAGTGAAGACGATGTATTTGTCGTCGTCGATCAAGAAATCATTATGTCAATGATAAAAACTATGATTGAAGACCGGAGAAAGGCTAATAATGCTGATCATTTGATACGATTAGCTAATCTCGAACGAGATAAAGCTATAGCCGAAAACAATTTGTTGAGAGCCGAGAAGGCATTATTGGAGGAAAAATTAAATGACCCTTCTAAATGAAGCTCGTAGTAAACATGCTGAACGCATCTGGAATGAATATTTAAAAAATTATAAACAATATCCAGTGCCAGAATACGTAAAGCAAAATTTACTGCTTCCTATTAATTCTGAACCTGAAAAGCGTAGCGATATTATTATTATCAAAGATCCATATCCAGAAAGTACATCTGTATTTGATAAGGATCATGTATATGCTTCAGTGTTTAAAGTATTAAATAAGAATATTCCGATTAAAGGCAATACCGTAATCGATTGTTTGCCATATACTCCGTTCGTTACGATTGGAGATAAAATTAAATATCGTGCGCCAAATCTTGAAGAGCAAGAAATTGCTAGACGATATTTATATGAATTAATCGATTGCGTTAATCCTAAACTAATTATCCTGTTCGGGAATATTTCTTTACATATGTTTAAAGAAGATAGCACTATCTTAAAAGATAGAGGTACGGCTTTTACTAATATGGGTCATTTATTCTTCCCAATGTATAGTGTTAACTATATTAAAAAATTGGAAGGAGAGATGAAGAAAGAAGCCGAATCTATTCTAATTAAAGATATCGAAACGTGTAGTGCACTATATAAAGAAATTATGGAGGAAAAATAATGCCATTAGATAAAGATTTTGATCTATTCGATGAAATCGAAAACGAAGAAGTACCTGGTCTAGATACTGAACTTACAGATACTGATAAAAAAGATCTTATTACTGATGAAGATACTATTACTGTTAAAGAAGAAGTAACAGAAGAAACTAACGAAGAATCTGTTAAGGAAAATGAAGATGAAGTTGTCGAAAACAACGAAGACAAAGAAGAACCTACTGTCGAGCCAATTAAGAAGATTAAAACGACAGGCGAAACATTTAATCGTATTAGCGATTTTATCGTAAATCCTGTAGCCGACGATGAATGGGAACGTTTTAAAAACGATACCCTAATTAAGATGTCTGGTATTCAAATTAAAGAAAATATTCCGCCTAACGTTATTCTTCACGTAGCAGCTGACTTAGATTCTATGTATAGTTCTATCTATGATAAATACATGGAAACTAAAACTGGTCTTGAAAATCTTACGAATAAAGAAGATGGTATTTTAGCTGTTATTAAGGCAACGAATGCTAAAGGCTCTAACGAAACAGAACGTAGAGCTAATGGTGTTGCTGCTGCTGAAAAGTATAAAATCGATAAAACGACTGTTAACCTATTCCATTTGATTGCTGAAACACGTAGTCGTTTGAATTTCTTACAAGGAATTATCGATCAGGTTCGTTTTAAGAAAGATTTATTAGTTACAGCTTCTGCTGCAATTAAAGTATTAAATAAGTAGACAAATAGCTTCTTTTAAGATATAATAGTTGTATAAACAATGTAAGTATTTTAAAAGGAGCTTTCTCTATGCTAACACTTAAAGAAATTTTTCAAACAAGAAATATTACTCAAGACTTTTTTAAGTCTAATAAGTATGTAAATCAA